CAGGTAAAATGTCTGTTAAATACTCTGTGTTGTACATGAAAGCTGTCAAAGCCCTTCAAGAAGCTATGCAGAAAATTGAAGACCTTGAAACCCGTGTAGCTGAATTGGAGGCTAACTAATGACTAGAGCAAGAGATATAGCAAACCTCGTTGATGCCAACGGGGATATCGTTGCAGGGGCATTAGATAACGTCCCTGCTTCTAATGATGCCTCTGCGCTGACTACGGGGACACTAGCCGCCGCTAGGTTGCCTACCAGTGGCATTAGCGCATCCGCAGTGGACACGGGGACTTTACCATCTTCTGTTATTGACCTAGCCGCAAACTACCTTTTTACAGGTAGGCTTGCTGGGGATATTCCTCATGGCATGGCTGGACATGACAATTCAACTAGCTTCAACGGAACAACAAGACAACAGGGATTAGCTAACAGCCTGTCATCGTCAGATGTTACAATTAGCACTGCTCTTAATAGATTAACGCCTACTGTTGCAGGGACTTATTTTTGTTGCGCCGTTCATTCTTTTAGTGGCCAAGGCGCAAGTGGCTACACACCGTATGTAGGTCTAAGAAAAAGCGGCTCTGTTTTTGTTAATAGTTCTTTTATTGAAACCTATTCAAGCGGCCACACTGAAGCGCATATTACTATCGGGATTCAGCATTTTAATGGTTCAGAATATCTTGATTCGGTTCACAATCACAATGCTGGGACAACCATGACCTCAACTGGTAATGGTCAAACCTTCATGTTTAGAATTAAGGATTAAGATATGAGCAAAGCAATAGCATTTATGAAAGACGCAATCATGTCGCTGAACAGTGACATCATTGCTGTGAAGCACGATGCCGAGACTGACACCTACACAGCATACGGTGAGGGTGAAACGGTTATTAGCTTTGACGCATCAGCCGCCCAAACAAAACAACAAGAATTGCTGACTGAAGATGCACCAAAAGACTTGAGGGCTGAAAGGAACGCTAAACTAGCTGAAACAGATTGGTGGGTTCTTCCCGACCGCACCGCTACACAAGCCCAGCTAGATTACCGACAAGCGCTGCGTGACATCACTGACAACGCTACCAGCCTTGACGACGTGACGTGGCCAACTAAACCATGAGCCGTCCGAATATCCACGAGGTCAAGTCTCAGATAGACACGCATGAGGCGGTCTGTGCTGAGCGCTGGAAAGAAACGATCATCCGCATCAAGCGGCTGGAAGCTATCCTGATTGGCACAGCTGCCACCATGATAGGCAGCATGGCTGGCATCATCTTTAAACTTATCTAAACAAACTGCGAGGATACGCCGATGCTTGCTGAGCTCGCAGCCGCCAATGCCGCATTTGCGGTAATAAAGAAAACACTGGCTAACACTGGCGAGCTTGCCAGGGCAGGCAAGGCGATATCTGATTTTGTCATTGCCAAGGAAGAGCTGCAGCGCAAGGGCAATAAAAAGAAAAGGTCGGGTGTAAAAACATCTGACCTTGAAGAGTTTATGGCCTTGGAAAAAATCAAGCAGCAAGAAGAGCAGCTGAAACAGATAATGATTTACGCAGGCCGACCTGGTCTGTGGAACGACTGGCAAAAGTTCCAAGCCGAAGCGCGCAAAGAGCGCCGGGTGCAGGAAGAGCTGGCCAAGCGCAGACGCGCAGAGATTATAGAAATGCTAGGGCTTGGCGCTGTAGGTCTCGCGATCACAGCGGGGGTTGCTGGGTTGCTGGCGTGGATGGCCTGGCTGAAAGGATGGTTTGACTGATGAGTGCAGAAGACATTGCAAGAAAAATGCTGGAGCTAAAGATACTGCCCCGGCTGATGATGCTGGTTATGACAGGTGTATATGTCAGGTGCATTGAATGGGCGCTTAGCCAGCCGGATTTGTCCACGCAGCAAAGCGCGTTGATTTCTGTGGTCACAGGGGCCATGACCGGCTCGCTGGCCGTCTGGCTCAATTCTGAGAAGGGCTGATGCCAAAGCTCAGCGAGAACACCGAGGTCGCATTACCGCTCAGAAACATCATCAGCATGGTAGCAGCTGCGTCACTAGCAACTTGGGCATATTTCGGAATCATAGAAAGGCTGAACCAGATAGAGACCGGCATCACGATGATGAAATCTGATGTTGAGCACAACACAGAGTTTCGTATTAAGTGGCCGAGAGGAGAGATGGGGAGCCTCCCGGCTGATTCAGAACAGTACATGCTCATAGAGCACTTGGCTGGTGAGCTTGAAAAATTACAGACAGATATAGAGAGCGGCAAAGCTCCCTTTGATCAACAACAAAAGCTCACGCTGGACTTTTACGAAAAAAGGATCAGCAACCTTGAGCAGCATTTAGAGAAATTGAGAAATGGCGGTTGAGCTTACCTTTGTCTTGCTGCTTGTCATGGGTGGCGAGCGCATCGAGTACACACCTTACCAGTCACTATCAGAGTGCCTGGCAGTCAAAAGAAAAATTAAACGGAACGTCGGCTACACCAGCAGCTTTGACAACAAATGGTCATGCAAAGAGCTGAAGGTGAAACTAGAAGACGGTCATATCGTGGGGTTTGTTGAAGAATGATTAACATGCTTATTGGCCCAGCCATTGAGCTGGCCGGCGGCTGGTTCAAGTCGAAGGCTGCACAGAAAGCTGCAGAGACCGAAGCAAAGGTCGCCATGAAAAAAGCTGAGGCAAAGGTCTACGAGACCGAGGCAACCAGCACAATGCTTATGGAACAGCAGCTGACCAGGCAAATGGAAAGCAGCTGGAAAGACGAATTTTGGGTCATAATTTTTGGCTCGATTCTAGTCGCCTGCTTCCTGCCCTGGACACAAGAATATGTGAAGAACGGTTTCATTTTCCTGGACGAGCACACGCCGCCCTGGTTTGCCAACTGTCTCTACATATCCATCAGCGCCAGCTTTGGCTATCGCATAGGCAAGGCGGGGCTCGGCGCCCTAGCAAATAGGAAACCCAAATGAAAGATAACTTTGAGCAATGCCTAGCTTGGCTGTTGAAGCACGAGGGCGGCTATGTAAATTCGGAACATGATCCGGGAGGCATGACCAACAAGGGCATTACAGCCAGGGTCTATGAGCAATGGCTGTCTGAGACAGTAGACAGCGAGCCGGTCATCACAGAAGAAATCATGCGGAACATCCCAGACAATCACGTCGCACAGATTTACCGCGAGGAATATTGGAACCGGGTGGCCGGCGACAAGCTGCCAGCTGGTCTGGACTGGTCTGTATTTGATTGGGCTGTGAACAGCGGGGTCGGTAGGTCTGCTCGCACATTGCAAAAGATTATCGGCGTCACAGCTGATGGCGGCATAGGCCCAATCACGCTGAACGCTATCGCTGTCCACGATACAGAGAAGCTCGTTACAGATATGTACAGCCGGCGTCAGGCTTTCTATGAGCGCCTCAAGACCTTTGAGCATTTCGGTAAGGGCTGGACGCGGCGCAATGAAGAAACACTAGAGCAAGCAATAGAGCTGTGCCGTGGCTAAGGCAAAGACAAAAAAGAAATCTGTAAACCTATCCGTCGGGCGCGGTGAGAAGCGCTCGGTCAAACAGGGTGGCGGCCTCACAGCAAAAGGTCGTGCGAAATACAATCGGGCTACAGGTAGCAAACTAAAGGCGCCAGTGACCGGCAAGGTAAAGCCAGGCAGCAAGGCTGCCAAAAGGCGTAAGAGCTTCTGTGCCAGATCCAAGAGCTGGACTGGCCCAAGAGGAAAGGCCGCGAGGCGTAGGTGGAAATGTTAGGAGATGCACATGTACGGTAAGAAAAAAGCTGCCAAGAAAACAGGGCTGACTAAAAAGCAGAAGACGCTGCCGAAGGCTCTGCAGTCTAAAATCATGAAGGCCAAGAAGAAGAAAAAGTAATGGCCAAGAAAAGCCAGGTAAACAAGGCCGGCAACTACACCAAGGCCGGCATGAGAAAGCGGCTGTACAAGTCTATTCTGGGCAGAGCTACGCACGGCACAGCCGCTGGTAAGTGGAGTGCTCGGAAAGCGCAGCTGCTTGCGAAGGAGTACAAAAAGCGGGGCGGGGGCTATAGAGACTGATGCGCGCACCACAACGGTCATTGAAGAATTGGGGCAAACAGAAATGGCGCACCAAGAGCGGCAAGAAGAGCAGCGAGACAGGCGAGCGGTATCTGCCGGAAGCAGCTATCAAAGCTCTGAGCTCGAAGGAATATGCTGCAACGACCAGGGCGAAGCGCAAGGCGAAACGCCAGGGCAAACAGTTCTCGAAGCAGCCCGAAAGCATCATGAAGAAAACAAGGCGCTTCAGGTAGTTTGCCGCTACGGTTTT